AGTTTTCCCAGACCTTACCCCCCCCACTTTTCAAAAAAATATTAAAATTTATATATATTCAAAGGCACATATCAAAAAAATACCCAGACCTTATATTTCTTGATAGTTCTTTTCAGTTATATACAAAAAAATAAACAATAAGCGGCGAAAATATTCTTAATTAATGTATACATTGTCCTTGACCTGATTTAATAAAAAAATTATATTAGAAGCATGAAGAAGATAATCACAGCTTATATCGCAAGTCTAAGTCTTCTGATGTCCGCCGAGCGAGCGAAGACCACCAGTATGAGTAGTACTTTTGGAAAACCAAACTACACATACGTTAATCCGAAGCCTGTAAGACCCGTAGGATTCCTATTCCAGTTCAAAGATGGAACAAGATTTCGCGGTAAGATATACAATGGAGCAGGATCTTTTACCGAAGGTATTAATGAAACAGGTCCGATCTTACAGACCCTAGATAATAAAATCTATATACATCATTACCCAACCAGAAACCTAAAACAGTCAAGACACCCAATTACAGGATGGATTGATAATGGCGATGGAACCTACTCAGAGCCTCCAGTAGAGATTCCTAGCCCTCCAACCTATGGACATCCTCATACAATAGACCCAAACCCAATGTTTTTACCAAGTTGCGTACCAAGTAGAATATCATTTATGCAATTTAATCGCCGTACCCTAGATGATCTGTACAACTACTACTCAATTCGAGCAAAGCAAGACATACTCTCTGGAAATACGTTCTCAAGAAATAAAGACATAGCTTGGGCAATCCATAAAGCGAAATTTGCTAGAACAAAAACAACATCACGAAACACGCCTAGAAAAAGCTACGCTTGGCGAGCAAAGGTATTTAAAGAGTTCCGAGGCAACCAGTATGTAAAATGGGGTGGACGTTAATAAATATAATTAATTAAAAGTATAAATTTAAATTAAAAATACTAATATCATGCTAAAAGAAGAAAGTTTCGATAGAAAAGCCGTACTAAATCTACTAAAATCATTGGCAACTATTGAATGGGGTGGTGAGAAGCTATACGATGGCAAGAATGACCACTTGCAACAAAACCCAGAAGAGTTTGTATCGTTCTTGGAAGGACTAATTAATGTAAAAAAGAAAAAAAACTTAAAAATTGATGATTTTCTTGAAATTGGCTTTCATAATGGCTACACAAACACCATTTTGGACAAAGTATTTGAGTTTAAAAACAATGTAGCGATTGATTTAGTTGATCAACCTTGCAACGCAGAAGCATTCCGTGCAAATCATAGATTCAAAAACTTGACAATGATCTGCGGTGACTCAACATCCAATAGGGTAATCGACACAGCGACAAATCTAGGGCCATACGACATGATATTCATAGATGGGTGTCACGAAGAGTATTATGCTAATCAAGATTATCGTAATTATTCTAAAATGCTTAGAAATCGCGGTATTTTAGTATTTCATGATATTTATTCTCCTAGATTCAAAGGCGTAACAAAAGTATGGAATCAAGTCAAGGAAGACTATAAAAAGTTCTATGAGTTTTTTGTTCCCAATGGTAATATGGGTTGTGGAATTGGATTTATCGTAAACAGCTAATTATGAAGTTATTTGAACATTTGGAAATAGAAACTCAAGGCTCATGCAATCGGTCCTGTCCAACTTGTATAAGGCAAAGTTTTCCAGCTAGAAACCATCCCCTCCATAAACTTAGAATGCCAGTAACTTCTAAGATAGGAGAAGGAGTTAAAATGCCTTGGAAATTGTTTAAAAAAATAATTGACCAAGCTAATGACTTAGGATTTAAAGGCAGCGTATGCTTGCAGCACTATAACGAACCTCTCCTAGACGAAAGACTTCCAGAATTAGCATCATACGTTAGAGAAAACTTGAAAGGCTGTCATTATCTTGGTGCATGTACAAATATGGACTTGATAAATGAGTCTTTAGCTGAAAAGCTAGACGGATTATTTCATCAATTTGACGTAGCTCTTTACATGGACGAAGAAAAACAAGTTAAAAGAGAAGAATATATAAATTCTCTATTCAATAAAACCAAAATACATTATACAAAAGGAGTACACTATTACAGTCATTATTATCCTTCGCAAGATTTAGCAGAAGTGATAAAGAACGCAAATAATAAACCATGCACTTACTATAATCGCCAGTTTATTATTGCTTTCGATGGAACAGTCCTTCAGTGTTGCGATGATTACACAGGACATTTTGATCTAGGGAACGTAAAAGAAAAAAGTTTAGCTGAAGTTTGGTTTAGTAAAAAGAAAAGAGACTTAGATTCCACACTTTCGGAAGAAGGCGGAAGACTTAATTATGAATTTTGTTCTATCTGTCCAAAATAATGAAAAGTAATATTTGGAAAAGAATAAAACGAAGAAACTTAGATTTCGTTGTTTATCAAGACGAATCTCCATGCACAGCAGATTTTTGGGATTGGGACAACTGGGAATCTGCTACCTATGCCGTATTAGAAAAATTCTTAGACAAAGATCACTCTTATATAGACGCAGGAGTTCATTTGGGACAAACTATATTGTTTGGCTCGCAATTATCAAAAAAGTGCTACGCAGTTGAACCCGATCCAGAAGCACTAAGAATCACTAAATCAAATATAAATTTAAATCAATTTGAAAATATAGATTTAATTGAGAAAGCTTTAGGTGAAGACGGAGAAGTTGAACTAGGTCTTCCTGACAGTAATCATGCTTTGGGAAATAGTCGCACTTCGGCTGCTTTTAAAGACCAAGTATTCTTTGCACCATCTATTTCTTTGCCTTCTTTAATTAAGGAAAAAAAGATAGATGACCTTAATTTCATAAAAATAGACGTAGAAGGAATGGAAGATTTGATTTTAAGTCAATGTGATGATTCTTTTAACGTACCCATGCTAGTAGAAATACATACTCCTTGGCTCCATTATAAAAAGATAGGCTATAAAACAATATTAAATTTCTTTAAAAGATATAAATATTTATACCATATAAACCATAATAATTCTTCACTTAATAGGTTTGTAAGTATAGAAGATTTGTCTAAAATGTACATAGAAAAAGAAAAAGATTTTGGAGGACCAATAGAAGCTTTCTTTTCCATTCTAGCATTTAATGATGAAAGCCATCTTAGTCTAAAGTGGTTATGATTTTAATCTTAGGATCTACAGGTTACATAGGCTGGAATATAGCCTCGGAGCTAGCAAAGGCCCGTAAGAGTTTCATAGAAATGCCTAGATGGCGCGTAGATTACTATGATTCTGAAAAATTATCTCAACTGATTCTTTCCAACAATATAAAAACAATAATAAATTCAACGGGTTTTGTTCCTGATTCTTTTTGTGCAAAAAATAAAGAAGATAAAGAAGAATGTTATACGGCGAACATCGAATTTCCGACCAACTTAGCCAGAGTTTGTTGTTTATTAAACGTTAAACTGATACACGTTTCTGATGCGGGTATATTCAATGGTGACCAAAAGCTTTATACAGAGGAGGATCATCCAAACAGATGTGATGAAGATTTAAATTATTATTATTTTTGCAAATATTTAGCAGAAACCCGCGTTTCTGCCTTTTTACCTAGCAATCATTATATATTGAGATGTTATTTACCATTTAGTAACGAGCATAAAGAAAAGAATTTAATTTCTAAAGTTTTAAAACAAGATAGTATATTGACTTGCAATACTTCTGCTACAAGGTTGGATGATTTCACAAGGGCTATTTTACACTTCGTTAATACTGAGCAACAGGCTGGTGTTTACAATGTGGTGAACAGCGGATTCTTCTCAAGGTCTCTGATAGTCGAGGAGTTTAAAAGAAATAATAAAGAAGTAGACAAACAATACTCTTTCTACGATAATGAGAATGATTTCAAAATGATAGGTCAAAAAGATTCTTCTTATTGTACAATAGATAATAAAAAACTTATCGATACAGGGTTTGAAATGCCTGATGTTCGAGACGCTATAAAAAGTTGTATAAAAAGTTTTAAAATGACTTGAATTGGTTTGAGGTAATTTAATTTTATAAATTAAGTTCTACCAACTCGTTTAAATGGGTCTTATTAGCTTTATTTTTAGTTCTGAGCGGTTTTCAAAGGCTTTTGGCCTTCTGACACCTAAAACGTCTACCAAGCGGTCTTATTTCTAATTTTTTAAGAAAAAACAAATATTGTGGTGTAATATATTTTGTAAAATGCGAAAGAATAAAAAAGCTCAATCAAGAGCCAAGATCAAAGAAGAGGCCATTAAACTTATAAATGAAGACCTTTATCCAGATTCTGATAATTTAAACCCTATAAAAAGGCAACTTAAAATAAATCAGCTTCAGTGGACTGATAAACAAAAAGAATTTTTTAAACTTGCCTTAGACCATAATACTAACATAGTATTCGTAAGTGGCCCTGCTGGAACCAGTAAAACTTTACTATCGGTATATTGCGGTCTTCAAATGCTTAATAGAAAAAGTATTTCCGACGTAATGTATCTCAGATCTTCGGTGGAATCTTCCGATCAAAGACTTGGTTACCTACCTGGTTCGGCTGAAGAAAAGTTGTCTTTTTACAAAATACCTCTTTTGGAGAAAATGGACGAACTATTGCCAGAAGCCACCACTGAAAGGTTAGAAAAAGAAGGTAGAGTGTCAATGTTTCCAGTAAACTTTACTAGAGGTGTTAACTGGAAAAATAAATGCGTTATAATGGACGAGGCTCAAAACTGTACGGTTAAAGAAATTACTACTGTTTTGACTAGATTAGGCGAAGGGTCGAAATGTTTTATTTTAGCAGATCCGATGCAAACAGATATAAGTGGTACTAAAACTGGATTTTGTAAAATGTATGACCTGTTTAAGTCTGATCAAGAAAGTATGCAGGAAGGCGTCTATACCTTTGCTTTCACGGAAGAGGATATCATGAGATCTAAGCTAGTTAAATTTTTAGTTAAAAAGTTAAAGAGCATCAAGTCTTAATCTAAGTTAATCATTTTTACTATTTTGAATGCCTCTACGTATTCTTTGCCAAGGTACACCCCATTGGACCTAAGTTGAGACTCTACAGTCTTTTCATACATGCAAAACTTAACAGAGGCTTTCTTTTGCCCAGAATATTGATAAGGAGCATATTCTTTTAATGCCAGCATTTTTGCTTTAGCATTATTTTTTGATAAAATTTCATAATAATTTGGATCAAAAGTTCTTTGGCTTCTGTTTATATGGTAGGTTACTATAGAGGACTCATAAAAATTACGTATAGTCTCGTTATAGACTGTGACATGATCCTGATGATCATCTCTAGAGTGGGTAAAAACTAGTTCTGGATTTATTTGGTTATTGGCTTTGTTGAAAGATTCCCAAACAAGCTGCCTACAATGGTCTAATGAGCTTGGATCAAATGACTTTAAAATCACCTTATCTTTAGAAACCCCAAGTTTTGATAGAGATTTATAATGATAATTTTTTAAACAATGATCTGTTAAAGTTTTATCGCATAAAGTAATAGTAGTTATATCCCATTCTTTTCTATGCTTGTGAATTGTCCCACCACAACCAATCTCAATATCGTCTGGATGAGCTCCTATGAATAAAACCTTTTTCATCTTTCTACAGAAATTAGTTCATATGGCTTATTGGAAACGGCCTTATCATTACATAATTCTAGATACGAGTCAATGAAATCAATACCCGCTTTTCTAGCGAAGAAAATACCGCCTTGAACTCTTGGATTGCATTCTAGTATAATAGGCGTACCCAATTCGTTTTCTTTAAACTGAAAGCCTACTAGACCATTCAGATTTAATTTTTCGACCAACCGTACACACACTGAGGATATAAGATTATTTTCTACAAAAGTAGCTTTATGGGAGAACCCATTCATGACAGTATCTCTTGTTCTAATAGCTATTTGTAGGACTTTTCCATCTTTGGCTAAAATATCCACGGAATATTCTTTACCGCTTAGGTATTCCATGCCTAGTATTTTGAAATTTTGTTCTCCACAGGTTTTAAGAAGCTCATCCAAGCTAATCTCAATAGATGACTTGGTGCTTAGTAGATCGTCCAAGGATTGGTTTCTAATAATCCTAAACCCCCTAGATCCTTCTCCAAATCTTGGCTTAATGCAAGCTTGCTTATTGCGTTTGTGAATTTTATCGTAAAATTTTTTAATATCTTTAAAGCTTCTACAAAGAAGGTAATCTGGAGTTTCTATATGGTTACATTTACAAAAATCATAGAATCTAGACTTGTCTTGACATAGGTCTATATATTCCAAAGAGCTTGTTTTTACTTTTATATTATTTCTACTAAACAGTTCTAAGTTATTAGATATCGCTTTAATCTCGGAAGTTGACAATGGGATTATACATTCGACTCCCTCTATCTTACAGGCGTTAAGAACAAAGGAAATGTACTCGTTTTCGTTCTTTGCAAGAGGACACGAGAAAAACTTATCAACTAAAGAATTTTTTACGAATTTAGCATCTATACCTAAAACAAAATGACCCTTTTCTTTTAAGTCATTTATAATTTCTTTAGATGTTAAGGAGCCTATTGATGTTATGAGAATATTCATCCTATCTTTTCTTTTGCGAACTGTAAGTTTGCTTTAATTCGGTCCTCCTGACTTTCGGGGTAAAGATTTTCTTTAACCAATTGCACCGATAACTGATAACTAGTTTCGTAATCGCCAGTCCAATAAGCGGAGACAGAAGCCTCGTCTTTTAGTCCATAGTCGTAAATCCATTTTTTAACAAATAAGCCATTGTCTGGAAGCGGAATTCTAGTTCCTTGAAGGGCATACATAAGAGCTATATTAAACCATTCTTTTTTTCTACAGTAGAAAGCCAAATCATGCAAAGACTCCGCTCTTGAGGGACAGGCTTCGAAAGCCTGTAGATAAGTACTCATTACTATCTCAGGTTTTTCATCAATATCTTCAAAGCATTTAGCCATAGCGTAGTAACTTTCGAAAATCTCTTGATCCCAAAAGCCTTGTTGAGTTCTCTTTCTGTAGTACTTAACTGCTTCGAGACTATTACCTGAATTTTTAAGAGATTCTGCTAGATAGAAAGTATAACGAGATATTAGAAATTCATCGGTTTCTGTTTCAAGTTCTTTTTTTAATACTTTGATGTCATTTATAAATTTGTTTTCAGACTGTTTGGATCTATATCCATTTAAAGACGATGATACAAAGACCCCTTCGGTTTTATCCCTACTATCCCAGTTATTAGGACACTCTAAGAATTCGTGAATCACCGATTTGTAAAAGCAATTAAGATCTGCTCTCGTTAACAGTGGTCGATAATAAATAATATCTAAGTTGGTTTCAACATCGTATACCTGAGCCTTTAAGTTTTCTTTGAACTTGGAAAGGTTGAAATCAGGCTTGTAGTTCATAGTCTCGTCAGCATCTAGCATTAGTACGTAATCGCAACCAAGGTCTTTAGCCTTGTTTAGAGCATTGGTTCTATTTGTTGAAAAACTTACCCAAGGATCAGAGATGATATCACCATCTAAATTATTCTTTTTGAAAAAGTCTTTAACTACATTGATCGTCTCATCATTAGAGCCAGTGTCGAGTATGATAAATTTATCACACAAATCTTTCACTGATTCTAAACAATTTAATATATTGTCCTGTTCGTTTCTGACGATAGCTGTAAAAGCGATGGTTTTCATGTTAGGATTTAAATATCTCTTTCATCATATGATCCATGTCTAGCATATGGTCTAAGTTGTCGTAACCATGCGATACGATTAAATTCTTTTTATATTCTAAAGGCAAAGTAGGTTCATGGTATTCGGGTCTCCACGGTTTCATTTCAGGCTCGTGTTTTTTGATCAAGTCTTTTTTATGAGCGTCTAAAACCATACCCATCGCACAGTCATCCATGTGGCAGCACCTTATATTTACCTTGGCTAGTTGACTTGGACTTGAATTATTACAGAAGATACGGAGGCATTCATTGTTAATGAAATAGCACGAACCAAAAGTCCAGATCCAGTCGGTATGATTGAAATAGCCATAGTAATCGTATGGAGTCGGATCAATTTTATTAAAATTTTCAGCTACAACAAAAGTGTCGTCGTCTACCTTTACAAAAAAGCTTGGATCTTTATTTTGTAAAGACCAGTTACAAACAGCACTTAATTGCGCGGTTAGGTTTAACCACTGTATGCCAAGCTTATGTTCTGATACTTTTTTTCTAAAAATATCATTACCAAAGTAAAATCTACCATCCCAAGTTTTTATTCCAACTGGAAAAGAATTTTTACTGGTTCTTATTGGCTCGCCTTCTATATTATCTAAATCTCTATAGCTAGCCCACATTTCCACTTTTTCTGGCTTTGGGGTATTGAAAGTTATAGTATCGCCCTCTATTAAGTAAGGCTCTGGCCCTTCGTACCCACTTTGATAAAACATGTATTCGTACTTATCGTAGTCTAAGTCTTTAAGCCAAGTCTTTCTACAGGCGTCTTTTCTGGACTCTTTTTCTTTGCAAGACTGTATCGCTATAAATATTTTACTCATATAACTTGTCTCACTATATTAGATATATACATTGGGTCGATATTCCCACACTCGTGAATGGGGTTTTCATAAGACTGATTTGGCGGGTTATCGCAGGGCGTTTTAGGACCAAGACTTCCATAGGATCTGTCTGGATTATCTCTAAAACATGGTCTACATTCTAGCTCTTTAAATACATTTAAGTTGTGTGGGTAAGCTGTTAGTCTTTCACTTGAGCTTAAAAATAGGATCAATGACCTCGTTTTATCGCGATGACTCCAAGATATATTTGAAGTATTATTAAACACAGAGTCTACCCCTATATGCAAGTCCGAGTGCGACTGAGCCGATAGGTTTTCTTTAAAAGACTTTCCTATAAAAGAACCCTCTAAATTATTTAATAAGTCTTCGTCTGGACCGCCTATTTGATAAAATTTAAAATTTTTATCGTAAGCTTTTAATATCTCTATTACTTTATTAAAATTGTTATATTCTTTGTATACAGACCACCCAGCGTTTTTTTGAATTGTGATTATTTTATCCTCTTCGGCTTTATCGACAAAAGGATTTGGCAGAGAATCTATAGCTGGAAGATTTAGGTTGTAATCAACGTTTACTTCTTTACAAAAGTTTTCTATCAAGCTAGACGTTACTTTTTCTGGAAAAGGTGGGGTATATCCTAAAAAATCAATCAAGCTATGAGACTCCTCTTCACTGAGATCGCTTTCCGTTTTTAATTCGTCGCAGTAATTTGATATCAAAAACCCAATATTATCTATGATTTCTTGAGATGTAACATATGTTACTTTATTATATTTTTCTTTAAGTTTCGGTAGAGCATTAAGACTAGCGATTACGTCGCCAAGAGCCCCGTTTCTTCTAACGGTTATATTTTCGTACTCCACTCAGAGATGGTACGTTTTTTATTTTTTAGAGTCAAGAAATCTTGATATTTCTTTGACCTTGTTATAGCAGTCTTTATTAATTTTTGAAGATAATTTTGAAATCTCTTTATTATCGTGTTTACACAAGGGATAACTTAAATTTAAAATTTCTTTGAAATTCTTTTGAATTTGGTGTAATATATCTTTTGATTTCATTTTACTTAAATTTTTAATTAAAAAAGCTATCTAACAAATATGCCGTCTAAAATATATTGTCACAAATGCGGTTCTCCTAATAGTTACACTTCGGAGAAGCCAAGGTTTTGTCAAAAATGTGGTAGTTCTTTATCAGTAGCAACGACGAAGACTAGCCCTAATAAAGATTTGAAGACTAAGCCAAGCTTAGATACGCAAGGCGTTAGCGAGGAAGAGTCTTTTAAGATTCCCGACATCTCGTCTTTAGCTTTCGATTCTCAAGTCTTCCAAAATAAAAGCACCACACTATCTAGTTTGATAGAGGAGTCAAAAGGACAGTCATCTCCTCCGTTGGACATAAACAGTGCCGTCCCTAGACCATCTCAAACATACGGGGGGAAAAATGCTTCAGCGGAAGAAGTTGCCGAAGCTTTTAGAAGAGAAGCTGGGGCCATAAAACCTAATGGCTAAAAAAAGAGGGAGACCTCCTAAAAAGCCATCTTTTGAAGAGTCTATAGATAGAATAGACAATGAGATAAGAAAAAGAAGGGCTAAGTGGAAGCTAAAGTCTTTATCATGGCTTGACTATGATGACGTGTCTCAAATTCTGAGGATTCATATATATAAGAAATGGCATCAATACGATCCTAAAAAACCACTAGAGCCTTGGCTTAATAGGATAATTTCAAACCAAATAAAGAACTTAATAAGAAACAATTACTCTAATTTTGCAAAACCATGTTTAAAGTGCGCTGCTTACGAAGGTAATGGTTTATGCATGATATTTACAAACGAATCAGTAGAATGCGCTGTGTACAAAAGATGGAGTGAAAGTAAAAAGTCAGCTTATAATGTAAAGCTAACACTGCCTTTAGAATATCATACTCACGAAATAAACTCCAAGTTTTTAGAAAAATACAACGACATAGAAGGGGTGCTTAATAAATTTCATAAAGAAATCGTAAAGCATTTGAAACCTCTAGAAAGGAAAGTCTATATACTGCTTTATATTGAAAATAAAAGCGAGGAAGAAGCAGCCAAGTTAATGGGATATAAAACCTCCGAAAAAGACAGGAAACCAGGTTACAAGCAAATAAAAAATATTAAAAAAAATATTTTAGACAAAGCGAAAAATCTTTTAGATAGCGACAAGTTAGATCTATGAAATTAAATAAAGAACAAGGTGATGCAATAATAAAGGCTTGGAACGATTCCGAGGGTGAGCCCCCATCCCTTCAAGATCTTACCAAGTTGTTATTTCCAGATCAAGAGAGTATAGATGGCAGAAGTAAGGAGGGTCGTGCTATTAAACAATTTTTAGCCTCTAGGGATTTAAAGCCAAAGACCACTTCTGTCTACAGCAAAAAAGAAAGAGCGGATCTAACCTCAGATCAAAAAGAATTTATAAATAATAATTTCACTTTAATGACTTATGTGGAGGTTGCTAAGGTATTATTCAAGGATAATACTTTAACAAATCTGAGTATAGAGGCTATAACAGTAAAAGAGTACATAGACTCAATACAAACTAATGACGAACCTTTTGAATCTAGTCAAGAATTACCACAATCGCCGTCCGCCTTTAAACCTCCCAAGTCTTTTGATAAAATGGTTTCAAGGATACAAAAATACATCAGCGATTCAATTGATAAAGAAAAAATAACCCCGTCCCAAAAGCACGGAGTAGAAGCTCTACTGAGCTATGTTAACTCGTATAGGTTCATCCATCAGATAAATTCTATACAAAGTTCGATTGAGAGGGATTTGTTTGAGTCAACTTTTATAAGATATACTCATGATAAACCAGATTTAACAGAGGAGGAGGTTGATCAATACATAATACTAGCTTCTGAAGTTGTAATTGCATCTGACATACAAAGAAGAAAAGAAGATTTAAACATTCTTTTGAGAGAGTCGATGCAAGAAGCTGACGGGAGAGCTTCTATGTCCTTGGTTGAGATAATAGGCAAAGTGGAAACGGAATACAATCAATCGGTAAAAAGACAGCAAACTTTACTTAATGATTTAAAGGAAAAGCGTAGCGATAGACTTAAAAAAAGACAATCAGATTCTGCGAGCATACTCAATTTGGTTGAAATGTGGAAGAACGAAGAGAGTAGGAAAAAAATGTTAAAGTTGGCGCAGCTTAGGAAAGAAGCCACGAAAGAAGAGGTTGATAAACTTTCTAGTATGGATGAAATAAAATGTAGAATACTTGGGATTAGTGAGGAAGAAATTTTAAACGGGTAATTTTATATGTCTTTTATTTGCAAGGTTTGTGGCAAAGAGTTCGAAACCGAGAGGCGATTACACTCTCATCTCAAAGCTCATGGTCTTAGGATGGCGTCGTATTATCAGCAATATTTCCCTAGACATGATATGTATACTGGAGAAATAATAAAATTTAAAGACAAAAGACACTATTTTGATTCTGACTTTAATTCTAGAATAAACCAAAGAAAGTGGTTGCAAGAACAGCCTTTAGATAAATCCAGAGAGTACCTTAAAAAAATAATAGAAAAAAGAAAAGAAAAAAAGAATTTAACTTTTTCACCATGTCAGATAGAGCTTAGGACTCTGATGACCCCGTCCATACTAACTTACGAAAAGTATTTTGATGATTATTACGACATGTGTTCTTCTTTAGGTTTGAAAAATAAATTTAAAAAAGTAGAAAGTATAAAAGAAGATTCAAAGCATAAGCAGATAGATGATCTAAAAGTATATATAGATACTAGAGAGCAAATGCCTCTAAAGTTCAATTTAGAATCTGAAGCAAAAGCTTTAAAATATGGAGACTACGCTTTAAGTAACAAGTCTTTAACTTGTAATTGCTATATAGAGAGAAAGTCATTGGCTGATTTTATATCCACTATAAGCGTCCTAAATCATGAAAGGTTCTGTAAGGAGATAGAACGCGCTGAAGAAGACGACGCCAACTTAATAGTAGTTGTTGAGGAGAATCTAAATAGAGCCTTATCTTTCAGACACCTCCCTCATATATCAAAAAAAATAAAAGCCACACCAGAATACATATTTCATAAAGTTAGAGAAATAATACAAAAATATGAGCACGTTCAATTTTTATTCGTAAATGGTAGAAAAGAGTCGGTGAGAGTTATAGAAAAAATATTTTTTAGTGGGTGTATTTACAAAGAAATAGACCTTCAATTAGCTTACGATAAAAAAATCCTATGATTTTTTGCCCAGACAAATACAAGAAAGAGCTCTTCGATATAAACGAAGAATTAATGAGTCTAAAAGGAGAGCTAGAAGACAAGGAGGCTAAAATTTCATTAGCTAAGTTTCTTAGAGGCAACCTGTCTTTTACTACCGAGTTGATATCGGGTATAAAACTAGCTCCATATCAAGAGGCGACGTTGAAAGGAATGCTTAATAGAAATTTTTCAATGTGTGTCTGGGGCCGTGGCTGCGGAAAAACTTTCATAGCTTCGGTCTTTTGCTTTTTACAATGCATATTTGAACCAGGTACTAAAATATTAATAGCTGGACCTACCTTTCGTACTGCTAGATTTATATTTAATAATTTAGAAAAAATAGTTAAATCCAAAGGTGCTAATCTTTTAGCTCAAGCCTTTTCAGCAAAGCCTTCTAAGAGAAATGATCAATACGAGTGGGAGATAAATGGTGGTACTATAACAGCCATTCCTTTGAACGGGGAAAAGATTCGTGGTTTTAGAGCGAACATACTAGTCCTTGACGAGTTTTTACTGTTGCCAGAAGAGTTGGTGAATACGGTTTTAATGCCTTTTTTGGTCGCACCTCAAAACATGAAAGAGAGATTAGAGATAAGGGAGATAGAAGACCAGTTGATAAAAGAAGGTAAAATGAAGGAGGAGGAAAGATTTGTATTTGAAAATACCTCCAAGATGATAGCCTTGTCCTCTGCTAGCTACACTTTCGAAAACCTTTTCAAAACCTACAAAGAATGGTACAGCAAAATAGAGTCTGAAGAACCCTCTGAAGCTTCTTACTTTATATCTCAAATGAGTTATGAAGCGTTGCCCGAAGAGATGGTGGATAAAACGGTAATTGAGGAAGCAAAAACAGGTGGGTCTTCACACTCTTCTTTTTTAAGAGAGTACTGCGCTCAATTTACAGACGGTTCTGATTCTTATTTTAGTGCTAAAAAAATGCACCAATGTACTATACCAGATGGTGAAGAACCAACTACTTTAATCAAAGGGAAGAAGGGATGTAAGTATATCATAGGGATCGATCCAAGTTTTAGTAATAGTCCTTCTTCTGACTATTTTGCAATAGCTGTACTGGAGGTTGATCAGGACACTGGCGAAGGAACATTAGTTCATAATTATGCTGTGGCTGGAGGGGATTTAAAAGACCATATAAATTATTTTTATTATGTTTATACAAACTTTGACGTTGCTATGGTGTGCATTGATAATGCAGGATATCAATTTCTAGATAGTTGCAATGAGTCAACCAATTTCCTGAAAAGCAATATTAATTTAAAATTTATCGATTTTGACTCCACTAAAGATGGAATTGAATACGGAAAGCAAATAAGAAAATTAAAGCTTGATCTGAATAAAGAAAACCATAAAATCTGTTTTAAGCAGAATTTTACTAGCGATTTTTTGAGAAAGGCGAATGAGCACTTACAGGCTTGTATAGATTATAAAAAAATATGGTTCGCATCAAGGGCAACTGCTAATGGAGAATCTTTTAATAGACAAGCGTTTTTAAACATAGATATGTCTAATTTTAGCAAAGATATTAAAAATTTAGGAGAACTGATAGAAAATCAAGATATACTAGTATACCAAACTAAAAAACAGTGTGCGTTAATAGAAGTTAAAAGCACTGCAAAAGGAACTCAGACATTTGATTTGCCACAACACCTAAAAAGATCGACCAGTGTAAACAGAGCTAGACGAGATAACTATACAGCATTAATGCTAGCTAATTGGGCTTTAAAATGCTACAATGACACGAAAAATCAGAAAGAAGAAATTTCTCACACTTTTCAACCAAGATTAATATAAAATAGTGTAATATACTTTATAAAATGAGAAAAAAGCCTCAAAAACCTAACCCGCCTAAGACCGAAGATAACGGCGTAAAGCCATTGATGGCTTATGAGTCTAGTGCTAATTTAAGCACTTCAAGAACCAGAACTAGAAGAAATGCTGCTTCTTCTATTCACCGTACCGATGCTTACAAAAATATTGACGATGGCTTAATACCTTGGAAGTACTCTGCAAATTACAATAACAACTCTCTGTTAGAAATTAGAGATTCTGTAATTTTGTGTCAAAAAGCCTATTATAATTTTTCTCAATTTAGAAACGTAATAGATCTAATGACTGAATTCTCCAGCGGAAGCATTTATTTCAAAGGAGGTTCTAAAAAGTCTAGAAACTTCTTTGATGCTTACCTCAAAAAAATAGGAATTTGGGATATACAAGATAAATTTTTTAGAGAGTATTATAGATCTGGGAATGTATTTATATATAGGCTTGAGTCAGAGATGAGTCAGGAGGATGTTAAAAAGATAACTCAAACTTTTGCATCTTTAGAGGAGTCCGTTGCTGATACAACTAATTTACCAACTAAATATTTATTTTTAAACCCAGCAGATCTTAGGTTAACTGGCTCTTTGAACTTTGGTGCGTATGGAGGTTATTACAAGACTTTATCCGCGTATGAAAAGTCTAGATTAATAAATCCCACGACAGAAGAGGACTACGATTTTTTAAATTCGCTTCCAGAGGAAAGTAAAAAATCTTTAAAAAGTTCTAAAAAAGATCAGTCTTTGATGATACCTTTGTCGGCAGATAAAGTTATAGCAGTGTTTTATAAAAAGCAGGATTACGAACCCTTTGCAGTACCGATGGGTTATCCAGTTTTAATGGATCTAAATTTTAAGCAAGAGCTCAAGCAAATGGATATGGCTATAGGAAGATGTATCCAGCAAGCAGTTTTACTTGTGACGATGGGAGCTCCTCCTGACGAGGGTGGTATCAATCAAAGAAATTTAGCAGCAATGCAAGAACTTTTCCAAAACGAATCTGTCGGCAGAGTTCTCATTTCAGACTACACAACCAAAGCGGAGTTCGTTGTTCCAAGAGTGGCAGACCTCATGGACCCAAGAAAGTATGAAATATTCGATAGAGACATAAACTTAGGATTAAATAATATTTTAGTTGGTGGGGAAAAATTCTCTAACTTGGTTAGCAAGGTAGAGTTATTCTTATCTAGACTCAACTCTGGTAGAGAAGCGTTTTTAAACTACTTTATAAAACCTGAGATCAAAAGAGTAGCTAAGGCTCTGAACTTAAAAAACTACCCTACTCCTTATTACGATGAGATAAGTCTTGGGGATAACGTGGCTAAAGAAAGAATATATACGAGACTTTATGAACTAGGTGTACTCACTGCTGACGAGATAGTAGAGGCTTTGGAAAGTAATAGGCTTCCAACGAAAGACCAGTCTTTAGAGTCTCAGCAGGATTTTGTCAACCAGAAAGAAAAGGGATACTACCAACCAGTCATCGGAGGGGCCAAGCCTAACCCATCAGATGAAAACAAAAGCCCAGAAGAGATGCCAAAAGAAAATGGCAGACCTGTTGATTCGGGCGGTGAACCTCAAGAAAATCCGTCTGTCGCCTCTGAGCAGTTTGACTTCTCTAAGATAAAAGACAACATGTTGCTGGCTCAAGAACTTGAAAAGAAAGTTCAATCATTTTTGAGAGCTAGACATTCTGTAAAAAGACTTAAAAAAGAACAGAAAGAAGTTTGTACTTCTATTGCAAATCTAATCATAGCTAATGAAGAGCCAAAAGCATGGCTTGACAAGATTGGCGATTACGCAGATAATCCAAAAGATAAGAACCATGATAGAGTCAAACATATCTATCAAATTAGTGAAGAATACTCTGTGGATTTCTATCTAGCAAGTCTAATGTTGGCGAGTAAAATTTAAAATGACTGAAGAACCAGAAAATACGAGTAATAGCAACGAGCAAGAAGTGGTTCAATCTATCTATGGAGACTCTGTAGATATAGAGCTTCCAGATATACTTTTGCCACCAGAAATTGAAGAAGACAAGACTAGAAACGAAGTAAAAGATGAATGTCTAGTATCTTTCAAAAATGCTTTCATAGGTTCTGGCCAAGGAGGCTCTAGAATAGCCGAAACTTTTTACGGCCTTGGGTATAGGAGAGTCGCTGCAATAAATACGGCGCAGCAAGATTTAAATACCATATCTCTAGAAAACAAATTTTGCTTTGGCGAAGGTGGGGCAGGTAAAGATCCCGAAGTAGCTAGAAAGAAGTTTGAAGACAAAAGAGAAGATGTATTGGACTTCATGAGAAGATCATTTGGGGATGAAGTTGATAGAATATACGTTTGTATTGGAGCAGGGGGAGGCACTGGGAGTGGAACATTAGAGCCGCTGGTTAATACTGCTCTAGAAATGCAGACTGCTATAAAATCTAAATCTAAAAAAGTTGGTTTAATACTAGCTTTACCAAAATACTCAGAAGGCAAAAGAGTAAATGCAAATGCATTCGAAGGGCTTAAAAAAGCTTATGACATGGTTGCTTCTGGGGTCGTCTCTCCTCTTATACTGATAGATAATGAAAAAGTTGGAAAACTTTATCCTAATTTAAGTGTTGCTGATTTTTGGAAGGTCTCTAATCATAGCATGGCTGGATTGTTTCATTTGTTCAACCACACATCGGCTAAAGACAGTACTTATTCAGCTTTTGATTCGAATGACTATGGAAACCTTTTAGACTCTGGTTTGATTGTTTTTGGAGCTTCTCCAGTAAAAGACTGGAAGGACTCAGTATCTATATCAAGAGCAGTAAGAGAAAATTTAAAAAATAATATTTTAACTGGAGGTGTAGACCTAAGCTCTGGCAACACTGCTGCTGGAGTTATAATCGGTGGAACTGAACAGTTAAACGAAATTCCTCAAAAAAGTCTAGATGAAGCTTTTGACCAATTATCTAGAATGTTAAAACCGAATAGTATTGTCCATAGAGGCATCTATAGTGGAGACAAACCTAACTTAACCGTGTTTAGTGCGGTTGGGGGGTTGGCAGAGCCAGCAGACAAACTTGAGGAACTTAAAAAAATAGCTAACATATAATATATTATGCCTACTAATAATAAAGAACCAAAACAAGGATATAAGACTACAGAATTCTGGATCACAGTTGCGGTGACGGTTTGCTCTCTTTTGTGGGGAGCAGGAGTCGTAGACCCAGAGGGTGCATCAAATGCAGATAAGATATTTGGATTCATTTGCAGTACAGCCGCAGCTTTAGGTTATACCATTTCCAGAGGTCTAGCTAAAAAGCAATAGTCTAAATGTCTTGGTTATCTGCATTATTTAAAGCCCTGTTAGAGTGGCTTTCCGCTGAAGTAAAAAAAGATACTAAGGCTACCGATGCAGATACAACACCCAAAGACTTGAAAGACAGATGGCGCGAAAGAATAGAAGAGCAAGAAAAAAATCTAAAAAAATGAAAAAAATTATTATTTTATTTTTAATCTTAATGTCTCTACTATTTGCTGGCTGTGGGTCAACAAGAGTTGTTTTTGTTGATACTCAATCTAATTTAGTTCGGATAGGCCCAGATGTCTCAGGTAGAGTCTACGTTCAAAAAAACGGGGAATGGGTACTTTCCAAGAATAAAGTAAAGTTACCAGAGGGATGGTACGCAGGTGGATTACCCACTGATTAGTATTGACTTCTTTTTATAAAACCTTTACCTTATAGATCAGTTCATTGTTATGAAGAAATATATCCTAACATTACTAACACTCGGTGCGGCGATTTTTATCGGCGTAGGTTGTGCATCCAGTCAAAACCTTCCTTCTGTGACGGTTGGCGCAGGTGCAAATAAAGATGCTGTTTTAAACTTCGGTGTGACGAAGAAGGGCATCAATGCTACTGCTCCATTAGTGGATGTGAACATTCCGTTCCCGACTGTTAAAGAAGCTAAGTAATAATAACTTAGTGTGATTTACAAGCCACTCTTTTTAGAGTGGCCTTTTTTTTTGAAAAAATATTTGTTTTTTAATTTTTTTGCTCTATTATTTGTGTAACTTATAGAGCAAGATGCACCAAGAACAGGAAAAGCAGCAAAGTATAGAGATCGAAGTAAATACAAAAGGCTTCGAGCAAGCTGCAAGTTTGCAAAACGATATAGACGCTTCTATAAGAGTGGTAGACCTCTTAAAAACAAAACAGAAAAACCATAATTCACAAAGCGATAGAAAAGTATCGTATAATACTTTAAAAGAAGTATTCTGTAATTCCAACGCAACCTTTAAAGAACAAGATCACGTAAAAGACCTTAAAGTATGGTCCGTGGCTTCGATTGTAATGTATTTAAGAATGGTTGATAAAAAGTTTGATTACTCCAAACCATTCGCTCCAGATGAAAATGATATAACCGAAGCGTCTAAAGACTGCGATGAGTTTTTGAAAGATTTCAATATTACCGACATAGATGATTTGTATATAGAACCAAAAAATCAAATGTCGTATATTTTATACTAATAATATGAAGTTTTGGTGTAATATACTAAAAGGATTTTTAAAAAATGGCTAAAATGGAAGACTTTAAATACAGAACGATCTTTAGTTCAAACATAAAACCTTTGGTTAATGAACAAAAAGATAAGTATCTAGCTTTAGCTAGCTTGATTGAAATAGGCGAGATAATACCAGAAATAGATGTAGAAAAGAACATAGATTTACTGCCAGTAGCTTTCAACGCCTGTGTAGCTAATAGAGTTAATAAAAATCATGATGTAGTTGATACTCAAACAGCATTGGCTATGAGTGAGTACTTCATAAATAAACCAATAAATATAGAGCACAATAGAGAAAAAGTAGTTGGTGTTATACTAACTGTAGGGTTTACTGAATTTGGCACGGATAAGCCAATTGCAAAAGAAGAGCTATCTGAGTACAATGGACCCTTTAACGTTGCTTTAGGCGGTGTAGTTTGGAAGATAGTAAACTCTAAATTAGCCGCGATAATTGAAGAAGCAAGCGATCCCACTAGCGAGTCTTACATGAAGGTATCAGCAAGTTGGGAGCTAGGATTTAGCGAATATAATATAGTTGCTTTAGAGGAAGAGGATAAAAACATAGAATATGCAGAGATATTCTCTAACTCGGAAGATGTAAGCAAGTATAAAAAGTACCTAAGAGCATTTGGTGGTTCTGGTACTTTGAAAAATGGCAAGAAAATATATAGACAAGTCATTAATAATGTATTACCATTGGGCATCGGTTTAACCGAAAACCCAGCCGCTGACGTAAAAGGAGTGGTAACAAAACAATCTTACGAGTCCGCCAATGCAGATGAGTCTGAAGCAGAATCTTGTGAACAAGTGGATATAGCTGCAAATTTAGAAAAAAATGCAGAAAAAAGTTCCCATTTACAAGAAAATAATGTAAAAACTAATAAGGAATCTATTATGGATAAGATAGAATCAATCAAAGATATTACCGATGAGAACTTGAAAGATCTCAAAGCTTCTGTAGTATCGGACTTTATTGAGCAGGAGTTTAAGAAAGCTTCTGAGCAATTTGTTTCCGAGAAAGAAGAAGTGGAAAGAAAACTTCAGGCATCTCAAGAAGAACATCAGCAACTATTAGAAGAGCACACCAAGCTTAAAGAGGACTTCGATAAGATTTCCGAATCTTTAGATCAAATCAAAAGCGAGGTAGCAGCTAAAGAAGCTGAAGAGAAATTCAACCAGCGCATGTCTATGTTTGATGAGAAGTATGAGTTGAGTGATGATGTTCGCTCTTTGATTGCTTCTGAAATTCAAGAATTAGACGAGGAGTCTTTCGAGACCTACTCCAGCAAAATGGGTATGCTTTTAACAGTAAAGGCAGAAGATCAAGCTGAAGAAGTTCAAGAAGAGTCCGTTGCTGAAGAAACCGAGCAGGTAGAAGAAGAAGTTGTTGCTCAAGAAACCCCAGCAGAAGCGGTAGTTGAAGAAGCTATTGATAATGCTGTTGAGGCTAAGAGCGAAATTCCTACTACAAGCGAAGCTTCCGAGCCAACTTTAATTGAAAAATATAAGTCAGCCTTTTCGTTAGAAGAGGGTTATGAAATTAAGTAATTTTAGGAGATATTTAATATGCCTACACTAAGACCATTCAGAGACTACGACGAACACGACGTTGTAAATCTCTTCAAATATAGCGGAACCATTCCTGTTGATAAAGGCACGCTTGTCAAAATCATGGGCAATGGTTGGAAATCCACCGACGAAATCGAACTCTTGGGAGACGTTGGTAGCGCTTTCAACAACACTGTTTCTGAGCGTTACGGCGTTGCAGCGGCTGTTGCTGATTGCGGTGCTGCTGACACCCCTTTTGGTATCCTTTTACACGATGTAAAAGAAGAAGATGAAAACGGTGAAAAATTGAAATTCAATCCTCGCAAGGCCGCTGAAATGGACGTTGCCTTGAGTGGACAAGCCGTTCCAGTTGCTACTAAAGGTGTATTCCTTTACAGTGGTGCTACTTTAGCAGCCCAATCTCCAGTAGGAGGTACTGCTCTTTACACCGCTGCTGGTGGTGAAATCACTACTGGTTCTGCTGGTACTAAAGTCGGTCAGGCTCTTGGTGCTCCAGATTCTGATGGCGTCGTTTTAATCAAATTAGAACTCTAATTACAGAGGAGAATTTAAAATGAGATTACAATTAAAAAATACTCCAGAGCAAGTAGAACTCATTCGCGCAATGGGTTCTAAAGATCCTGCTGTAGCTAGAGAAGCATCCGAGGCTTTTGCCGCTTTCTTGGGACCAGTGGTCCAGAAGGTTATCTATCAAGCCGCTACCGCTTCCTCGATCTACACTGACGCTCCTTATGATGAGGATGATAACCCAAGTTACCCACTTGATTTGTACTACAATGAAGGCAAAGGTTTTGTAACCGTATGGAGCCAAAACTTAGCTGGTGGTCTTCCTTCTTCTTATGTTGAAGGCATGAGCGAATTGAAAATCGCTACTTATCGTTTGGATTCTGCTGTTAGCTTTAACAAACGTTATGCTCGCAAGGCTCGTTTGGATGTTGTCAGCAAGGCTGTTGAACGCATGGCCCAAGAAGTTCTTGTTAAGCAAGAGCGTAATGCTTGGTCTGTTGTTATGAAGGGCTTGGCCGAGGCATCAACTGATGTTGACGGTACTGCTTATCAGCACGTTGTTCGTGAAGCTAGCCAAAGTAACTTCAACATCGGTTCTTTGAATGATTTGATGACTCGTATGAAGCGCATCAACTCTTCTTTTGCTGGTGGTACTCCTTCTGACGCTTATAGTCAAGGTGTAACTGACTTATTCGTAAGTCCTGAAGTTAAAGCTAACATCCGTGCATTTGCTTACAATGCCGTTGGTGGCGCTGACAACAATGCTGGCAGAACTCACACCGACTTGCCAGACAATATCCGTGACGACATCTATAGATCTGCTGGTTCCCAAGAGATCTTTGGTGTTAACATCACTGAGTTGAATGAGCTTGGCGTTGGTCAGAAGTACAACACCTTGTTCGATACGTTCGCTGGAACTACTGCTTATAAGAAGCATGATAATACTGGTGGACAGCAGTTCGACGGATCAGCCGATCAAATCTTGGTTGGTGTTGATAACAGTAAGGGCGCTTTCGTTCGTCCTATCGCTCGTAACGCAGATACTGGTTCTACCTTTACTGCTATTCCTGACGAGCAGTTTGCTATCAACCGTATGGACAAGCAAGGTTTCTACGGATCATTGGAAGAAGGTCGCGTTCTTGTTGACGCCCGTGCCGTTGCTGGTATCTTCCTTGACGCTAGCTAAGAAATTAGTTAGTTTCGAAATTCAAACCCCGCCTTCGGGCGGGGTTTTTTATTTATTTTTATTCGCTTTTTTGTAAAAATAGTGTAAGTTTAAGCATTATGGGTAGAAGAAAAAAAGCTGAAAAGTTAACTGACATTTCTCAGGCTCACGGTAAAGAAGAGAAAGTCCAACCAACCACGTTAGATCAAATTTGGGGTGACGATGGTCTTAGTAAGTATGGCACTCTTTGCGATAAAGAATATAAGGCTAAGTTAGATGATATGTCGAAGTCAGATATATTCGCTCATGCTGCATCTATAGGTATAATACCAGTAGATAATAGAGATTTATTGACTAGAACTTTGTTAAAAGAGTTTTTAAAATTTTCATCGGCTTACAAAAAACCAATCGAAGATAAAAAAGACACCCCCAATATATCGCCAGAAGTCTTAAAAATACTATCTGAAGGTAGATAGTTTTTCAATAAATCGTTAAAAAAGTGTAATAATATTTATGGCGACTAGCTATAATCTTAATATTACACAAGGATCTGAGTTTTTTGTTACCTTTACTCTTAAAGATAGCGATGGCGACTTCATAGATTTAAACCAGTATGGTATAAGAGGAAAAGCTAAACGTCGATACGGCGATACTGGTACATTAATAGATTTGGCCCCTTATAGCGGGGTTCCTCAAAGTGGCCAGATAAATATAAAGATATTAGCTTCAAATACCGCTACTTTGCCAGTTGGTGAGGCTGTCTACAATGTCGAGATACACAGTGGGACTTACGCCGAAAATGTTGTTGATGGTAAGATATTAGTGTTTCCAGAAGTAACGACATAATATGTCTGTAGACGTTACAGTATCAGGAAGACAAGCTATTAGCGTCGTTACGGATTCTGACGCGACTTCTGCAAGCGTTACAGTTTCAGAAAGACAGTCTGTAAATGTTGTTTCTGATACTGCTGCGGCCCCAACCGTAGATACGGGTCTAAGAGGCCCACAAGGTGCGACTGGTAACACAGGTGCGACAGGTGCAGGTGAAAGTGGTGTTACTGGTCAAACTGGTAATACTGGATTAAGTGGTGCTACTGGTCAAACAGGTGCTGGTGAGACTGGTGTCACAGGTCAAACTGGTAATACTGGATCAAGTGGTGCTACTGGTCAAACAGGTGCTGGTGAGACTGGTGCTAGTGGTAACTCAGGCCAAACAGGGGCAACTGGTGCTACTGGTCAAACTGGTTCTCAAGGTGATATCGGTCAAACTGGTCAGAGCGGAAATACTGGAGCCACTGGTGCTACTGGTCAAACTGGTTCTCAAGGTGATATAGGTCAAACTGGTCAGAGCGGAAATACTGGAGCCACTGGTGCTACTGGACAAACTGGTCCTCAAGGTAATGTTGGTCAAACTGGTCAAAGCGGGAACACTGGAGCCTCTGGTCAAACTGGAGCGGTTGGTAATACAGGTGCTCAGGGAAACTCTGGGAATACTGGTGCTACTGGTCAAACTGGGGCTGTTGGTAGCGTAGGCAGTCAAGGGAATACTGGTAAAACTGGTAGTAGCGGTAACACTGGTCAAACTGGTCAAACTGGTCAAACTGGTCAAACAGGTTCTACTGGAGTAGGCCAATCTGGTGCTACTGGACAAACTGGACCCACGGGGTCAGTTTTTTCTTTTTGGTCAGAAGATGCAGATGGAAACTTTTTACCTGCTGACACTAATGAGTATGATATAGGGTCAACAGGCCAACTAGTTAAAGATTTATATATAAGCACTGGAAGTATTAGGTTCACTAACCCAGATGGAACTTTTAATAGTCTTGGAGTCAATCCAGACGGTAGTTTAAGTTACGAAAATTCACCCATAGGTTCGCAAGGTAATACTGGTCAAACTGGCGCAACTGGTGCTGGC